GTGACTCCATAAATGTTAAAGCTGTCTCTTTTATCGCCCGCACCAATTAAGCCTCCAGGAGCAACAGGTGTTGTTTGTACACTGAATACTTGGGAAAAACTAATTGGAAATGTTACTGTCGCACTACTTCTATATGAACCAACCGCTACTTTACCCCATTGCATTATTAGTCCACTGGGTAACTTTTCATATCCATATGGTGAAAGTGATCGAGAGCCGGCGCCCTTTTCTAACGTTGATAATCTAGTTTTTAATCCATCAATTTCACTAAGTTTTGAAGCAACATTATAGTTTCCATAATTTGATTGAACTTCAACATCATCAGTTTTGACTACAACCGCGGTTTTTCTGTTGTTATGCCTAAGGTCAATTCTATTATCTTGACTGCCGGCATAGTCTAAAAATTCTAAAGAATGTCCAGACGGAGAAAAAAATGATTTTCTTTGCGATAATCTTTTACGATCTTCAGTGGGATTATTGAAAGAAGTTGCTTGATTCGCTACTTCTGAGAAAGTTCTTTTAGTTGTTGGATATTTACCAAATGATTGTGCGGATGGCACTGCACCTTCTGCAAGCTGAGTCGGCATATATCCTAGAACGGCAGGCTCTTGGGCTTCTGGGCCGTCTAGAAAAAATCCAAACACCCATTCACCCAATTCTAATCTAGAAAAATTTCCCGATGAGTTTGGGGAAAGTATAACCGTGGCCCAAGGCAAATCTGAAGACGGTATTGTGTTGTCTCTATCGGCAGATTCTGTTGCAGTATATGGTGGATGATATCCAAAGATTCTGACTTTAACCCTGTTCAACAGAAGAGGATCATCATTATCTTCTACCGTTCCAATCCACCAATAAAATCCATCACGCCCAATGAACATAGTTTATAAGTCCTGCATGTTAACCGTTTTCAACACTGAAGCCGGAACATTGTTAATGACCCATGCGTACAGTTGTCGTTTAATCGCAAGATCACTCACAATAGGTTTTCCAGATTTCTTAAGAGTTAGATATAGGAAATTTTTAACTGTTGGTTTTCCAAATCTAGAGTTTTTAATTTCTTTTCCACTACTGTCTGTAAAGTATGTAGTATTCTCTCTGTTGTTTAATATAACATAAAGCGAACCATCAACCTCGTTTGGCAAACTTTTTTTAACTAAGTCAAGAACCGTTCTTGCTGCACCTTCGTGAGTTTGCAAAAGAATATCGGCAGGAACAACTCTTTCTCGATCCGCATTGTTTTTAATTGCAATTTCATAATTCGTTAGAACCCAAGTCAAATGAATATTTTTTGGATCATATCCTACTTCTATTAACTTTGGTAGATATGAATTTAATTCGCTCATGTCTTTTAGCGTCATATCAAAAATTATATTTGGCAATGTTTTTTCTTTTGCGCCACTTAGAATTAAATCGAGAGTTTTTTCTTTTGCTCCGGTCGCCTTTACTAGCATATGCAAAATGAACACATGTTCTGGAGTTCTTAAATCCAAATCTTTAAGAGAAACTTTATCATCGACTAAAATTTTTCTTACCAATGCAAAAACTTCTGGCGATAAATTTTTACCATACTTTTCCAATAAATCATCAGTGGTAAATTTTTTCAAATTATCTAATTTTTGAAATGATGTTTTCAGTTCATCAACGTCACGAATTTTAAACAGTTCATCGTGCATGAAGTTTTTAATAGCAAATCCTTTTCCTGATCCGGCTCCACCGGCCAGAAAAACAATTTGACCGTATCGTTTGTCGTTGTTGTAAATAATAAGTTTTTCATGAAGATTGTATTCATATTCGTTGAAAAACTCTGAAAATGTTTTTAACATTTATTGTCCCTCTAAAATAGCATCGATGTCAAATTTTAATGTGCCTCTTGCCAATTCTATTTTTTTTCTATATCGTTGTTTGTCTATAATATGTCTACATGCGGTGACTAGATATTTACCGGAATGCATTGTATCTTCTTTTACTTGTGAACTTTCTAGACCTAAAGATTTTGCAATTAGACTCGGTATGCTTAATTCTATTGCATATCCAGCCCTAATCTTATTACTGCCTCCTGGAATGTCAACGAGAATTCTAAGACTACTATTTAATATTGCACCATATGTATCATTAGCAATCCATTGTTTTTTATTTATCATAGAATCGTTTACCGGACTGATAATCAATCTTTCTCCCTGAATTTGAGACACATCGTCATAAGAAAAGAAAATATTATCCTCTTCAATGAATCTGTTTTGGTAAAAATCAGAATTTAATGCTCTATCTTTATATGAAATTTTCACATCATTATATTTTCGTGTTCCTAAATTCAACTCTCTCACCCTAGAATTATAGAAACCGCTGTTCATATAATCTAAGTGTTTATAATTTTCTTGCACTTGAAAGGCTGTCGCAACAACATTTGTTTCAGCGCCTGCTTCAGTTACATAAACAACACCTGGAACATATAATATTTTCGGTATATTGGCGTATGATGATGTCCACCATTTTTTCATTTCTGAAAGCCCTACAAAAACATGTCTGTAGTCTGTTAAGTAATTTGTGTTGAATTTCTCAAAAAATACATAGTAATCACCATCTACGCTTGCCCGTTTTGCTAAGTGTCCAATGGCTTCTATTGGGCTGTATCCTGGACTTACAAAAGTATTTTGTAATCCTGTTCCTATTTCTGGTATATTCAGATATGGATTATTTTCCATATCTGAATATAGTTTTTTAACTATGTCTACTATTGATCTGTTGCCACCAAAACTTTTAAACACTCTTTTCTTTTGAGATTGTATAGCAGACTTCGAAGTAAATCTTAAATCGTATGTCATAGTATTTTGGTCTTCAACTGCTACTTTTGAAATTTCATATACTATTAAATCATCTCTGGACACAATTATTTCAGATGAATTTGGTTTCAGTGCTCTGATTGTTATAGACTCGCCACCAGTAAATATAAATTTTTCTAATCCACCCGCATAATCGCGTATCCGAATAAAGCCAGAAATTGATGGACTAAAAATATCTTCATAAATTTCCATCACCACAAAAACATCGGTAAGGTATACTCTAGTGCCATTTTTGATAACTATACTCAATTCTTGTAAAGTATACGAATCTACAAAATGTCTGGGGGTTGTTTGTTCGACATTGCCTGTTGGGGCAAAAGTTGACTCGGCGCCTGCACCAAATACTCGGCTATTTGTAAAATTTGGTAATTCTGTTGCCATAATTAATTGTTTCTAGAATATAATATTTCTTGAAGACCTGTTTCGAACTGTATGATATAAGAAAAATCGACAACCTTTATTTTAGCTTTTTCATTGTTGATCTTTATCTCATGTTCAAAGAATGACTCTCTATATTTCAGCGATCCTGGGATTGTTTGCCAATATTCTTCGCTTACTATAATACCTTCTGGTGTATAATAATATTCATAGTTTGACATTGCATAAGATACAGACCCATATTTTTCTTCAATATACTTGTTAAACGTTTGATAATCTTTTGGCCAATCATCGTATAAACTTACAATATTATTTACAAGAAGTATTATATACTCATATTTTGAAGAATCGTATAGTTTATATGAAACTATATCTGGTCTTTCTCCATTTTGAACAAAATAAGGTCTCAAAAAATTTGAATCGGCAGATGATGATATGAGTCTTTTTAGTCTTGCAGATTTTGTAATATCAACTGCTCTTACTTGATCAAATTCATTTACAAAATAATTTACTTTTGGGTAATATTGAAACATATTATCTTAAGGTTCTATTGATTGTTACTGATGAAGATCCACCAGGCGTTGTTGATGTGGTATTTCCCTGTTTCGTATCGGTGATTGAATCGCCAAGTGTTCTTGGAACAATTTCGGTTAATTGAATGGTAATATTTATTTCTGTTGGAACACCATCCTCAAAAAATGTCATTTTTTGCCCACCATAATCTACAGCAACAGAATCGATAACGCAAGGTTTACTTCTAAATAATATTTTCACGAGATTGTCAGTTTTAAACTGTATGTCAAACTGAGTCAGGTGTGGATAACCAAAAAGAAATGAGGATCCGGCGCCAATATTTTTTTCGCCCACTGAAATTCCAGTTGTACTTGGAACTGATGGTGATGATGCTATTCTAAACACAGAAATTATATCCAATGCAGCCTTTGCCTCATCTCTACTCTTAGGTTTTATCATAACAGGAACTTGATATTTTCTGTATTGTGGTCCCTTATAGAGAAGTTGAGTGAATGGGTTAACGGCTGACCTAGCACTAAATTCTGCTTGACCTAAATTGTTTAATCCAGCGGACTGCACAAATCCTTGCGCGCTAGCCAAACCTTTTTGTATGGCATACTTCATTGCTTCAGATGCAGTCAGTGCAAAATTCGCGGCATCAAATCCCGATTTGGTTCTATTTTCATTGAATACCATATCGGAAAGCATACCAAAGTCTGTACTCGATCCGAAGATTGCTTCTGTTCTACTGTATTCCGAAAAGTCTGATATATTGAACTGATTTGGTACCTTTATAAATACTCTTGGTGTATCTGGTATTCTTTCGGCGTATGCATCCAGAAATAGAAATTTCATGAATGGAACATTAAATTCATTCAGAGGACTGTTAGGATATTGAATATTTTGATTGGCGAGGCCAGCTTTTGCATATCTTTGTATTGCGTTTGTGCCTCTTTCTATCGCCACTCTATATCCACTGTCATCTGGATATGAAGTCGTATCATTATCGGCCACTAATGCAAAAGTAGTTATCGTTGACATATATTTCTCCTTTTAACTTATTTATAATACTATGGCGTACAAAGGAAAATTTAAACCTAAAAACTATCAGAAATATGCTGGAGACCCGACCAACATAGTTTATCGAAGTTTATTGGAGCGAAGATTCATGGTTTATTGTGACAATAACCCATCGATACTAGAATGGTCATCGGAGGAAGTTGTCATACCATATTATTCTCCTATTGACAAGAAATGGCACAGATACTTTGTAGATTTTTACGTAAAATATCGAGATTTACACGGTAATATTAAGAAAAATTTAATTGAAATAAAGCCTTCTTCGCAAACAAAGCCACCCAACAAACCAGAAAGTAGTTCCAAACCAACAAGACGCTATTTGAACGAAGTTATGACATGGGGTGTGAATCAAGCAAAATGGAAAGCAGCAATTGAATATTGCAAAGACAAAAATTTTGAATTTAAGATAATTACTGAAAAAGAATTGACATAAATAGAATCAATGAAACTCGGAACATTAAATGCTAATTTTTAAACAGATATTAGATAGAGGAATTTCTGCTGATATTCTTCCTGGTA